GCGAACAGGAGCAGGTCGGCCCACTCCTTGACCAGGGCGGCCGTCTTCTTTTGCAGCTTCAGCTCCCACCGGTCATACGCGCCCATCTCGTCCGGCTGTTCAAATTTCCGCATCATAGCGTGGGCCGTCAGCACCACGTGGATGCCGTTGTCCACGGCCTCCTCCAGGAGGTTCAGGAGCCGCCCGAACTCCTCGGCCACATAGACGTAGCCCTTGCCGTATCCCATGTCTTCAATCCCGGAGATGCGCTTGCTGTCACAGATACTGGTGATGCACAGCTGCTCCGCCCAGTCCGCCGTATCAATTACCAGTGTGGAGCACAAGCCAGGGTCTGCTTTGATGCAGCGGACCAGCTCCAGGAGCATGGCCCAGCTGGTGGGGCGCTCTGTCCTCTGCACGTCCATGTGCCGGGTGCTTCCCTCCGTGTCGATGAACAGGGGCCGGGGGAACTTGGCGGCAAGGGTAGATTTCCCGATCCCTTCCGGGCCGTAAATCACAACCTTCATGGCTCCGCCCAGCTTACCCGGTATAATCTTTAACTGCCTCATTTAAAACTCACCCGCTTTCCATGCCGCGGGGGCTGGGGCTGGCCCATCCCCCTCCTTCGCATATCCATCCTCGATGAGGATGCTGCACGTCCCATCCGTGGAGACTCTCGTGGCAATCCCCTGCAGGCCCTCTGCCTCCATCCAGGCCCCGAACTCCCGAAGGGTATCAGGGTCCATCTGTTCCAGCTTGTCCAGGAGGACGAAGCCGCACTGTGGCTTGATGGCCCGCACGATGGCGGCGGATACCTTCAGCTGGTCGCTGCCGCTCATGCAGTCCCAGGGCTTGCCCATGTAGACAAGCTCCCCGTCCTCCACGCTCAGCCCGGGAAGGGGGAGGTTTGCCCCCAGAAGAAGGTCGCGCTTCTTCTGGCGGATGTCCTCAATTTCGGAGGTCAGGGTATCATACTGGTTTTGGTAGTCTCTGGCTTCCTCTTCAGCGCGGGCCTTTTCCTGATTGGCGCGGACCTTGATGTTGATTGCCTCCACATTGCGGATATCGGCCTCCAGCTCCTCCGTAGATTCATCCAGAAGATCCAGAGCATCACGGCGCGCAATTTCACAGTCGCCACAAACGGCTTCATACTTCGCCTGCAGGTCATCCAGCTGCCGGCGCAGGCTGTCTCTCTGAGCCTCCAGCTGCGCGGCCCGCTGCCGCTTCCGCTGGTTCTCGCCGTTCCTGGCAAGGATGTCCTGCTGCCGTTGAATCAGATCATAGGCGGAAACCGGCTCCATTGGGGCCTCCGGGTATCCGGTGATCTCTTTGGCGTGCTTGGCTTTTTGGTCGGCAATCCGGCCAATCGCCAGACGGTCGTTGTAAAGGGAGTTCTCTTTCCGGTCCAACTCTGTGAGCTGATCCTCTACACCGATAACTTCCAGCAAGATTCCGGCCTTTTCCTTCGCACTTGCCTGCATGAATTTAGGCAGATCGAGCGCGAGCTGCTCCACAAATTCATTGAGCAGCTGCTGCCCGGCACGCCGCCCTTCCGTGTCCGTGACCTTTAGGTCGCTGTTCTTCCCTGTGCGCTCCACGACAAGACCGTTGGACAGCTTGACGCAAAGACGGGGCGGAATGGATGAACCTTCCCGTGCCGCCCGGGATGGGCGGTGG